CGTTGTCCTGAATTAGCAGGATCGACCAATTCAGGAATATTTCCTGTCATTGTATTAAATAAATCAATTTTGCGTCCACTAAAATCTCTTTTTAACATGGATAATAAATATTGTCCACTAAATTCTTGTAATTTTTGATTACCACAAGTAATGCTTATTTTACTAATCATAAGAGCACCGATGTTTTCAATCCATTTAAATTCATATGGCGCCCAGTCAGTATAAATAGGATTACCGGATACATCGAGTTCGCCGGTTTGTTGTGGCGGCATAATTGGCGACCAAATATTAGGCAATGTAACAGACAAATATGTGTCCATTAATAAATCAGCATAACGAGGTATTTTAAATTGAAAAGTAGATTCTTCAGTCAAACGCAAAGTAGGAGTACCCTCAAAATCAACACGGAATTTTTGAAGACCAAAATTGGTATATTTAGCAAATGTTGTCTTCCAAAATGTTTTACTTGGGTTTCCGTTTAATATAATATTTTGTTGCCCTTGACTGACAAGTTGCATTAATCCACCTGCCATGGTTAATATATATAGTCATTATTTTTTAATTATATTTGATGCTAATATAATAAAAATATATATTTCATATAATTTTGTTTATAAAATTCTTATAAAAATTACATTTATAAAATTACATTTATAAAATAATAATATATATTAGATTATGTCAGCAATACAAGAATCTTTAAATAAAATGAGCGATGATTTTATTGGTTATTTAGTTTTAGCATTAATATCCATTATATTAATTATATTTATATCCTATGTTGTTTATCTACGAGGTCTCAAAAGTCGTCAGTGCGATTTTATGGACTCGCTTTATCCATCATTAAACGGATATATTAGACCTCTAAATCCAAATGATAGTGATTGTAGTGGTGCTCTTTATGATTATTATATTAAAACAGCGTTTAATGCGTGTAGCGGAGGAAGTTATAAAAACGATTTTGTTGATTTATGTAATTTGAAGGCGGTATTGAGAGAAGGAGTACGTGGTTTAGATTTCCAAATATATTCTATTAATAATGAACCTGTAGTATCCACATCTACAGTGGACGATTATTATATTAAAGAGACGTTTAATCATGTTAAATTTGTAGATGTAATTAATACCATTCGCAATTATGGGTTTGCATCTGGATCGGTACCGAATCCAACAGATCCCTTAATAATACATTTGCGTTTTATGAGTAGAAATCAAAAGATGTACGCAAATTTGGCAAAAATATTTGAAGCAAACTCTGATTTAATGTTAGGAAAAGAATATAGTTTTGAAAATTCAGGGAAAAATTTAGGCGCATTACCGTTGCTTAATTTTAAAAATAAAATTATAATCATTGTTGATAGAACAAATACCGCCTTTTTAGAAAATGAAAATTTATTAGAATACGTAAATATGACAAGTAGTTCTGTTTTTATGCGTAAATACGAGTATTTTGATATTAAAAATAATCCTGACATAAATGAGTTGCAAGAATATAACAAAAGAAATATGACAATTGTTATACCTGATAAAGGGTCGAATCCGCCAAATCCGAGTGGAATATTATGTAGGGAAGCGGGTTGCCAAATGGTGGCAATTAGGTATCAATATGTAGATAGCTTTTTAGCAGAAAATAATAATTTCTTTAATAATTGTGCTTATGCTTTTTGTTTAAAACCTGCTAGATTGCGATATAATGAAGTTACAATATCACAACCGATACCACAAAGACCCGAATTATCATACGCTACTCGAAATGCTAGTACTGATTTTTATAGTTTTAATTTTTAGATATTTGTAAGATATTTGTAAGATATTTATTAATTTAGAAAAATAAATTATGGATTACTTATATTCTAAGCATAATATAAGTAATTTAATGAAAGAAAATATATGCAAGGGATTAACATTTGCAGATTGTGAACTGGCAATATTACGTATGGCTGTAGACAAAGCTGAAGAGAAAATTGGAAAACGCGTTGTCAGCTCAGACGAAATAAAAGAAATTATAAAAATTGTTGAGGATTTTATTAAAAAGAAAAACTTAATATGCTATGGTGGAACAGCCATCAATAATATTTTACCAGAGGAAGACCAATTTTATAATAAAGAAGTTGAAATACCTGATTATGATTTTTTCTCTTCTAATGCTCTTGAAGACGCAAAAGAATTGGCTAATATATATTATTCAAAAGGTTTTGTAGATGTTGAGGCAAAATCAGGTCAACATCACGGAACATATAAAGTATATGTAAATTACATGCCGATCGCAGATATAACGCATATACCGAAAGAAATTTTCAATTCTTTAAAAGGCGATTCTATTCGTGTAGCTGGAATATTATATGCACCGCCTAATTTTCTACGTATGAGTATGTATTTAGAATTAAGCAGACCCGCGGGTGATATTAGCAGATGGGAAAAAGTTCTAAAACGTCTAACTTTATTAAATAAACATCATCCAGTTGCTTCTATCGATTGTGACAAAATAGATTACCAAAGAAAGATGGAAAATATGGATAAACAAGATGAAATCTTTGAAAATGTTAGAAACACATTGATCAACCAAGGCGTCGTGTTTTTTGGTGGTTTAGCAATCACCCTTTATTCACAATATATGCCGAAAAATTTACGTAAAAAATTAGAGAATATTGCGGATTTCGATGTTTTATCAAACGATCCCGAAACGACTGCAGAAATCGTGAAAGAACGGTTGAAAGATATTGATGTAAACAATGTGAAAATAATAAAAAAAGAACCTGTTGGGGAAATAATACCAATGCATTATGAAATTAAGGTTGGTAATGATACTATTGCTTTTATTTACAAACCGGTTGCTTGTCATAGTTATAATAACTTGAAGATCAAAGGTCAGAAAATAAAGGTAGCTACAATAGATACGATGTTGAGTTTCTATCTAGCCTTTTTATATTCGAATCGCCCGTATTATTCTGAATTCTTAGAGAGAAATCTTTGTATTGCCAAATTGCTTTTTGACGTTCAACAGAAAAATCGTCTAAAGCAAAAAGGGTTATTGCGTCGTTTCAGTATTACATGTTATGGTCATCAAGAGTCGGTTGAAGAAATGCGTGCAGCAAAGGCAAAGAAATATGGCGAACTGAAAGCAAAAAGAGGGTCAAAGGAATTCGAGGAATGGTTTATGAATTATAAACCGGATGATAAAAAAAGAATATCTAAAGTTAGTCGTCGAGAGAATAAGTCAAGAAGTAAATCCAAAACAAAAACCAATACAACCCACAAGACAAAATCCAAAACAAAAAAGAATAAAAGTAAATGGTTTTACTAAATAAAACATTTATCGCCTTCGCAATGATTTACATTTTCCGGTGCTTTATTTTCAGTTGGGCATAAATCATAATCGTCGCATTTAGAAGAATTAGTAAAATACATTTTGTATGCAAAAAATCCGAGTGCACATAATGCTAAAGCAATGAGTCCAATGGTTAAATTAGAAAATCCGGAAGTTGCGCCGCCAGTCATATCTAAATTATCAAGATCCATTTTATCATTATTAATATTTTTAATGATAAAATCAAACACAAAAAGAATTATACTTTTTATAAAGTTTATTTCTGTAATTTATTTTTCTATAATTTGTATTTATTAGATTGGAGTATTATTTTTAGTTATTGCTACTGTTTTGTTAGATGTTAGTACTTTTAATGAATTACTGCTAATCCATTTATCGCTTGATAATTGAATATCTGAATTTAAAACGCCATATGTTGCTTTTGTAGTCATAAAATATTCTAGATCAAAACCATTGTTCAATAATACAGGTCTAGAATTTGAATTTTCTAAAACAGTTAATGTAGCAGTAATACTGGAACTCGCATAACTTGATGTAGCAGCTTGTGTTGCAGTAATGGTTGCAGTTCCAGGTCCAACAATAGTTACAGTAGAACCTGAAATAGTTGCAACAGATTCATCGCTACTACTATAACTGAAAGCACCAGTACTATTTGAAGTAGGCGGAGTGAGTGTAAAAGGTGAACCTCCAAATACTTTGGAAATATTAGGAAAGTTACTTAATGTAGATGGTGATAGGATAATTAATTCATATATTCGCACATGACCTGAATTATTACCATTTCCATCATTATTATTTGCTCCAATGGCAAGTCTAGAACCATATGCACTTAAAGAAACAGAATAACCACTAAAATCAAAAGCAGCTTCTCCATCAATATCTTCGCCGACTTGAACCC